CAGGCGTCAATCCGACAACTGGAAAATGGAAGGAGCTAGTAAATGGCTAGTCCTAATCTTTCAGAAATCGTCACGACCACGCTACGCAATCGTAGCCGGACGCTTTCTGACAACGTGAGCAACCACAACGCACTGTTGCGGCGCTTGCGCGAGAATGGCAATCAAACGTCTGTAACAGGACGTGATATTGTCCGCGAATTGGAATATGCCGACAATGGGACCGTGCAGTTCTATTCAGGCTATGAGACACTTGATGTCTCACCATCAGACGTTCTGTCTGCTGCTGTTTTTGAGTACAAGCAGCTTGCGGGTAACGTCACTATCTCTGGCCTAGAGCAGGTCAAAAACTCTGGTGAGCAAGCCATCATCAATCTGCTTGAAGCACGCATCAACGTGCTTGAAAAGTCGATGATGAACAGCTTGTCCACATCCATCTATTCGGATGGTACAGGGTCAAGCGGCAAAGAGGTTGGTGGTCTTCAGCTACTGGTTGCTGATTCCGGCACAGGTACTGTTGGCGGCATTAACTCCAGCACATTCACGTTCTTCCAGAACAAGCAAAGCACTGCAACTTCAAGCGCCTTCAGCACCGCAAACGTGCAAGACGACATGAATGATATGTATCTGCAGCTTGTTCGTGGTGCTGACAGCCCTGATCTGATCATGGCTGGCACGAATGCCTACAAGGCGTTTCTGGGTAGCCTTCAGGCCATCCAGCGCATCACCAGTGACGATCTGGCCAACTCTGGTTTCACCAGTGTCCAGTATCTGAACAGCGATGTGGTCTTTGATTCAGCGTGTAACACCAACAGAATGTATATGCTGAACACTGACTATCTCCGTCTTGAGGTAGCAGCGTCACGGGATTTCGTCCCAGGTGAAGCAAAGATGTCCGTCAACCAAGACGCAATGGTAACGCCTTATACATACCACTAGGGCCATTGCAGAGTAATCTGCACATGAAGAACTGTGTGAATTCAGGGGATACCCAAACGCATGATGGCGTGGGCAATCCTGAGCCAAGCCTCATATTGAGGAAGGTGCAACGACTATCCCGCAAGGGAGTAGGGTTAAGTGACCCGAAGCGCACAGCCCCTGTAATCAGGGTGATGATATAGTCTGGTCTTATGTGAAAGCATAAGCAGCCGCAAGGCGGTCTTGGCCTAACGAGCCAAGGCGAACATCACGATGTTCTGGTCAGGAAATCTGACCTGTTCAAACCGCGCTCTCCAAGGCGTGATCCACACTTAAAGGAAGGAGAACTGTAATGGCTATTGCAGCAGTAATGGGGATTGACCCCACAGCAGTCGCTGACACTCCTGAATTTCAGTTGGGTCAGCTTGGTGCCATCGTTGACGACACCAACGGCACACGCATCTACAAATATGTCCAGTATGACACTGGCAGTGGAAGCGTGGCAGCAGTAAGCGGTAACGCCGCCTACTACTACACATTGGACGGCTACAAGCTGTTTAAGGTGACGTCTGATCTGTCCGACTCTATTGAGATCGGTGCAGGCATTCTGCAATCAACGCCGACTGACGGCCAATATTGCTGGGTGCAGATCAAGGGCATGGCAACCATGAACGCAGCCCTGACAGCAGGCGCTGACGGTGACCCGCTGACACCAACAGGTTCAGCAGACGGCAAGCTGGATGTTTCAGCAGATGTCACAGATAACGTCTGTGCCATTGCTGGAGACATTAGCGACAAGGAAATCATCTGCGATTTCCCAATGTAAAACTACGGGGGCGGGGCAACTCGCCCCCTTTTCTATGCAATCGGGAGGATTGATATGAGCGAAAAAGGCATTTTTTTTGAGCGAGAACTTAACGGCCAAAAGCGTGACTTTTGCCGGATTGAAATAGCAGGCATGCGCGACATCTGGGAAGGCCCAGCGCGTCCTGAAGATTTGCAGCGCTTCCCTGCTGAATGGAAGGCTTACAAAGGCAAAAAGAAAAAGCCCCGCACCAAAGGCACCGGCCTAGCAGAACTGCCAGGGATGACAGAGCCGCGCCGGACAGAACTTGAACTGCATGACATTGAAACTGTTGAAGCACTGGCAGCAGCCGAAGAAACAACGCTGCGCGGCATTGGTGAGCCATATGTGGAACTTGCCAAGATTGCCAAGCTGCAAGTCGAAGCGACAAAGAAAAGAGATGACCTAGTGGTTGAGGTGGCTGTAGCGGCCCAGACCTTGGCAGAAGAGGTAAAACATGAGCCTGCTGACGATAGCGCAGAACGTAGCTGACTTTACCGGGTTTGAACGTCCGTCAACTGTTGTTGGCAACACAGACCCAATTGCACGCCAGCTATTTGCCTTTATCAACCGTGAAGGCAAGCAACTGATGCGGTCAAACAACTGGCCGATTCTGCTGAAGGAACACACCTTCAACACGGTCAATGGCACACAAAGTTACGATCTGCCGACTGATTATGATCGGTCTGTCGGTTCAACAATGTACAACCGCACCGACTTGGATCAGATGGTTGGGCCTATTACGCCCCAACAGTTTCAGAAAGACAGACACGGCACTGCATCTGCTGGCATCACGCAAAAGTTCCGTTTCAAGCCGTCCAGCAATGTTCTCAAGTTTGACATCACGCCCACACCAACATCAGCCGAATCTATTGGCTTTGAATATGTCAGTAGCCACTGGAATCAATCCAGCGGCGGCACCTCACAGGCCGCTATGGCGGCTGACACAGATGTCGGCATTCTTGATGAAACACTAATTGAGATGGGCGTCACCTGGCGGTTTAAGCAGAACCACGGCCTGACCTATGATGAAGACTTTAGGCAGTACCAGCTTGAACTGCGCCAAGCCATCAGCCGCGCAGGTGGTGCGCCGGTCATCAGCCTTGATGATGCTAGACGCCTGCTTGTCAGCCCATACAGCTACAATTTGCCTGATAGCGGATACGGCGCTGTCTGATGCTGCAAGCGCTGCCGACATCCAGAGGCTACCGCGTCAAGGCGGTCAGCGTGCCAGCCCCTGTGGGTGGCCTCAACAGCCGTGACAGCATCGATGCAATGGCACCGACAGACGCGCTGATCATGTCCAACTTTTTCCCGACTGTGGAGAAAGTGACCCTACGCGACGGCTACACCAGTTTTTGTACAGGGATTGGTAGCGGGAATGTTGAGACACTGGTGGAACACAATGCTGGCGCAAACCGCCAGCTTTTGGCGATTGGCAGCGACGGCACGCTTTACCAGATTGACAGCGGGACAGCCGTCAGCAAGAAAACCGGCCTTGCCAACGGTAGGGCAGAAAGCATTGAATTCAACAACAACACCATCTTTGTGCCGTCCGGGGCAAACGTGCCTTTTAGCTGGAACGGGTCAAGCGCCAGCGATCTGTCGATCACGCTGTCTGATAGCGTCAACGCAAACACGCTGACAGGCGTACACGCGCACAAGAACCGCGTGTATTACTGGACCGGCGACAGCCAGAACTTTTATCACAGCGCCACTGTGGACACCTTTCAGGGCAATTTCACGAAGTTCCCTGTGGGCCTTGTCGGTACATTTGGCGGTAACATCATCATGATTAACACGCTCACCATTGATGGCGGTGAGGGCGTTGATGATCTGCTGTGCATCATAATGACATCGGGCGAGGTGCTGCTTTATTCAGGCAGCAACCCTAGTAGCGATTTTGCCCTTGTTGGTACATTCCGCATTGCAGAGCCAATCAACGAAAAACGCGCTATTGCCAAGCTGGGCGGCGATGTCATCGTGATGACCAAAGAAGGTTATCTGCCTCTGAGCCAGGTTGTACGCCAAGACATTGTGGGCAACAAGGCAGCAGCCATATCAGAAAAGATACGCGGCACCGTCATCAGCCAAGTGAAAGCCACTGGCACATCAACCGGCTGGCAGATATTTGTTAGCCCGGATGGCGACAAGGTTTATTTTAACTATCCAACTGGTGAGCCTGACCCGTTTAACCAGCATGTATTCAACCCGATTATCAGAGCTTGGTGCGTCTTTGAGAACATACCAGCCCATGTCTGGGGTCAGTTTAACGGCGATACATTTTTTGGCAGCGCGTCGGGCGTTGTATTCAAGGTGACTGGCGATGCTGATAATGGCGAAAACATTGTTGGTGATTTGGCTACGGCCTACAACTATTTTGGCGACAGAGGCGGTGTAAAGCGCTTTAGCAGCGTGCAGCCCATGCTTGAGGGCGAAACAGACGTTGTGTTTAGCTTTGGCGTAGGCGTTGACCAAGCACCGGTTGCAGCCATTGATGTGTCGCCTGTGACCTTTCAGTCAAATCTGGCGGCTTGGGATACCGCCACCTATGATGACTTTTTCTGGGCTGACACGACTGGCGCTGGCGTTACCAAGCGGCGCAAGGCGGTCAACCGGCTAGGCTACTCCAGTGCATTGCGGATCAAGGTTGCAACCAGCACGCAAACAATATCCTTCATCAGCGCTCACTATACCTTTGCACCAGGGGGGCCACTCTAATGGCATTTTCCGGCGGTACGTTTTCACGCACATTTGACTGCACGACAGATCGTGACAATGGCGTTAAAATCCTTGCATCCAAGTTTGATACAGAACTTGATGGCTTTGCGACTGGCCTGTCCACTTGCATTCTGAAAGACGGCACACAGACTTGTACTGCTGCAATTCCGTTTGCAGAGGGTCTGACTGTTCCTGACAACAAGACCATCGTCCTTGGCAGCAACAGCGACATCACCATTCAGTATGATGAAAGCACCAATGACAGCCTAGAGATTGCGGCGAATGTAGAAGGCGCAGCACTTGGCATCGTGCTAAAGGCCGACCAGGGCGATGACAACGCAGACCAGCACAAGCTGAACATAGCTGATGGCGGCGTGCTGACCCTGCAAAGCAAGATCAGCGGCGGCTTTGTTACCTATCTAACTCACACGCCAAATGCCACGGTTGCCGACAGCACAACGGCTGTTGCAGGCAATCTGACTGTCGGTGGTGATCTGACGCTAGGATCAGGGGCTGTCATCAGCGAGGCTGAATTAGAGGCGATTGACGGCGTTACAGCAGGCACTGTGGCGGCATCCAAGGCCGTCATTGTAGACAGCAATAAGGACATTGCCAGTTTCCGCAACGTGACGCTGACCGGCGAACTTGATGCTGGGTCACTGGACATTAGCGGTGATGCCGATATTGACGGCACGCTTGAAGCGGATGCCATGACGCTCAACGGCACGGCGATCACAGCCACAGCCACGCTGGACACAGGCATATCTAACAACAATGTGCCAAAGTTCACCAGCGGCGTGGCAGATGACGATTTCCTGCGTGTGGCTGGCACATCTATTGAAGGCCGGTCTGCATCAGAAGTGCTGTCTGACATTGGCGCAGCACCGGCTGCTGGTAGCTCAAACATCGTCACAACAGGCGCACTCAACTCTGGCAGCATCACAAGCGGCTTTGGCAGCATTGATAATGGTTCTAGCGCAATCACCACCACAGGCGTCATAACTGGCGGCACCTTAGAGGCAACTGCCGACACATCGGCTGGTGACAACGCTGCTATTGGCTATACAGCGGCAGAGGGTCTTATCCTGACGGGTCAGGGTAGCACCAGCGATGTTGTAATCAAGAACGATGCTGATACTACAGTATGTTTTGTTCCTACTGGCACAGATGACCTAAAGTTTAATGACGATGCTGCTCTTATATTTGGCACGGGTGACGATTTTAAAATTAGTCACAACGGTTCCAAAACAAAGATTGAGGATACAGGCACCGGCAACCTAGAAATCCGTGGCACAAACATTGAGTTTTATTCTGGCGACGGCGGCGAAACTCTTGCAAAGCTGACAGACGACGGTGCTGCTGAACTTTATCACAATAATACAAAACGCATTGAAACTACATCCGCAGGTGTATCGGTTACAGCCGGTGCAGCAGCTACACCGGGCTACGCATTTACTACAGACACAAGCAGCGGTATGTTTTCGCCGGGTGCTGATACTCTTGCATTTTCGTCGGGGGGTAGCGAAAGAATCCGAATTGACTCCAGTGGCCGGGTTGGAATCGGCACAAGTAGCAATTCTTCTGGAGTCCAGTTCCAGACAAGTGGTTCTGCTCGCGTAGAAGGCACTTTTTTTGGCGCAGATGGTTCATCTTCCGCGCCCTCTATCAGATTTTTTAACGCTGCATCAGGCATTTATCATCCCGGATCAGACCATCTTGGTTTCGTTGCCAGCGGTTCAGAAACATTTAGAATTGACGCCAGCGGCAATCTGCTGGTGGGCAAAACCGCTACAGGCGCAGAAATTGTAGGTTGTGTTCTTAGTACAAGTGGATTTGCGACCATCACTAGAGACGGCGCTAATCCTGTTTTTATCAATAGAGAAACAAACGATGGTGGACTTGTTGAATTACGCCAAGACAACACCACAGAAGGCAGCATTACGGTATCCGGAGGAACGGTCAGCTTCAACGGCGGTCACTTGTCCCGCTGGTCACGTCTAATTGATGCAAGTAGGCCAGACAAACTGGTCAAAGGCACCGTCATGTCCAACTTAGACGAGATGATTGTGTGGTCACATGATGAAGTGCTGTGGACAGAAAATGACGAATTGCCTGATGGTGTGTCTGTTGGCGACGTAAGAACAGCAGAGTACACTGAGGATAACGAACAGCTAAACCATACAAAAATTAGCGACACTGAAGCGGATATAAATGTTGCCGGTGTGTTTGTGGCTTGGGACGATGATGATGATGACTTTGAGGATTTTTACCTTGCAATGACCGGCGATATGGTCATTCGCATTGCACAAGGCACGACAGTAGCAAGAGGCGACTTGCTGATGTCAGCCGGTGACGGCACGGCAAAGCCGCAAGGCGATGATATTGTGCGCAGCAGGACGATTGCAAAAGTCATCAGCACGACTGTTTCACACACTTATGACGATGGCAGCTATCTTGTGCCGTGTGTCTTGATGGCTTGCTAAAATGAGCAAGCCCACGGTTACATCAGTTAAGGCAGAATTGGATACGCTTTCAGCCGTGAGCCAAGAGCGTTTCATTGAACTGCTTAGTAGAGTCAAGCGCCTTGAAACCATCATGGTTGGGTCAGCTGGCACCACCATCGTCTTACTGATCGGCATCATTGTAAGTCAGTGATTACCGTCTTTGTGCTGATGGTCTACATCGGCCTGGGCGAAAACCAAAGATTACATTCAGACAAAATGATTTTTCGCAGCCTAGTGGACTGCCAGTGGTACGCCGCACGCATCGTCAAGGTGTATGGCAACTATGGCTATAGCCGCGCCGGCACGCAGAAAATTACCGCTTATTGCTTGCCAAAAGAACAACGGGAGGGTTCAGGCGAAAGGCTGTATTGATGGAAATAGTCACGCTCATGGCAACCGCCACTGCCTCCTATAATGCAGTGAAACGCGCCATTTCTGCTGGTCAAGAACTTGAATCAATGATCGGCAGTTTGTCCAAGTGGATGTCGTGCCTGTCAGATATTGACCAAGCAGAACGTGAAGCCAAGCACCCAGGTATATTTAAAAAACTGTTTTTCGCAAAAACCGTTGAGCAAGAGGCCTTAGAAATATTTGCTGCCAAACAGAAGGCCAAGCAACAGCGAGATGAATTGCGTCAGTATATCGGCCTGACAATGGGCATGTCCAAATGGAATGAACTGGTCGCCACTGAGGCAAAAATCAGAAAACAGCGGCAGCAAACTCTTTATGCCCAGCGTGAGCGCAGGCAAAAGTTTGTAGAAATCGTTGCTTGGACTGCGCTGGTCGGTGTGGGGATTGCAGTCCTGACAGCATTTGTTTTGTTATTAAAGGCACACACAGCGAGAGCCAGCGACTGGGCTAATGATCTGACAACGTGCCGCCTGGTCAAGTGCATGAAGATCGACAAACGCACTGAGGCTTGCGTCTTTAGAGGAGCGCACAACAGTCAGGAAACCCTGTTTTTTGACTACGGTGAATGGAAGCCGCGCGAATACCTCTGCCAGTGGAAGCCTGACCAGCCACCGCCACCCAATGTCTATGACGTTCTTGAAGCCATAAAGGACAGCCAGAATTGAACCGGATGATATTCGGTGCAGACGATTATCTAAAATCATGGGTCGCAGAGCGTATCGGCATTGACCAGTTTGGTCCTAGCGTGGCGATAGGCGTGCAGTGTGATGATCAGATCATCTGCGCTGCCATTTACCATGACTTGAGAGAAGGGCAGATCGAGGCGTCAATAGCTGCTACCTCCCGGCGGTGGGCGTCCCGGTCTGTCCTGCACACGCTGTTTGCCTACCCGTTCAAGCAAGTCGGGGCGCACCGGCTGCTGGTGCAGTGCAGCGAGGCTAACGAAAAGGCAATGAAAATGAACAGGCAGCTTGGCTTCACACAAGAGGGCAGGCTGCGGCATCTGCATGGGCCGGACGATGGCATCTTGTGGGGCATGTTGAGGGATGAATGTAAATGGATAAAGGGTCAAAGTAATGGGCAAGTCAGCGCCTTCACCACCACCAGTTCCTGATCCAAACGAACTGATAAACGCCCAAGCAAGCGCAAACCGCATCACGCAGTTCACGCCCTATGGCAACCTTTTGTTTGGTTCTGTCGGAGATCGTGGGCAGTTTGTTCAGGGTGCAGTGCCAGAAGGCGGGCAGGCAGCAGCCTTCACTCAAGAAACGCCATTTCAGGCGCAGATGCGTGCGGCCACTGAAGGCACCGGCTTGGGGCTGGGCAATCTTGCGTTCAACCGCGTGACAGGTCGACAAGTCGTAGGGCAGAACGCTGATGGATCGCCCATTTTTGCTGATGATCCTGACTTTGAAAATCCGTTCAGAACAGCGCCAACATTGGCTGGCGTGCAACAGGCACAAGACATTGACCCGACCACCGGCCTGCCTGCATTTCAAAGCCAGATCAGCACCTCCACGCCTTTACCTACAGCCATTGATACTGCCGGTCTGACGGCCCTACAGAGCGATCCAGAGGCGTTCCGCACCAACATAGAGCAAACACTGTTCAATCGGCAGCTAGGGCTGTTACAGCCAGAGTTTACGCAGCAGCGTGAGGCGCTTGAACAGAACCTAGCAGATCGTGGCATTCCAATCACATCACAAGGCTACAACGATGCTGTGAACCGTCTGGAGACACAGCAGGGTGAACAGCTTAGTCGCCTGGCGCAGCAGGCCACATTGGCGGCTGGGCAGGAATCTGACCGGCTGGTTAACCAAGCACGAAACATTAGGGCGCAGCAGTTTGGTGAGCGTGCAGCGGCTGGTGAGTTTGGCCTGGCGGCACAAGGCCAAGGCTTTAGCCAGGCGGCTGCTAACACGCAGCTTGCCAATGCAGCCAGACAGCAGCAAGTGGCTGACCAGTTACTTAGCAACCAGATCGCCAATCAGGCACGCCAGCGCCAGATCGCAGAACGCACAGCGCTGCGCGGTCAGAACTTTAACGAACTGGCAGCGTTGCTGGGTGGCCCACAAATCCAGCAGGGCAGTTTCTTTGCACCCAGCGGGATCGACACGCAGGGCGCGTTTGCAGCGCAAGCAGCAGCGCAGCAGAACGCCTTCAATCAGGCAATGCAGAACCGTTCTGCAAATCTTGGCGGCTTGTTTGGACTGGCTGGCAACCTTGGTTCAGCTTACTTGCTTTCATAGGGGTGATAGATGCCACACACACCATTTCACGGTCTGATGCAACCGGCGCGTCGGCCGTCAATGCAGTTTCAGCAGCTTAATCAGGCTTTTCAGTCCGACCCGCGCCGCATACTGGGTCAAGCGCTGATGGGGCAGGGTGCAAGCACTGCGCCGGTCAGGACGCCCCTGCAAGGACTTGGCAGGCTGTCTAGCGCATTGGTTGGCGCGTATCTACAGCGTAGGGCTGGTGATGCACAAGTTGAGCGCGAAACTGCGATGAAAAACCAGATCATGGGTATGTTGGGGCCGAATGTTGCACCGAATGTTCGCGCCGCTGTAGCTGCCAACCCAGCAGCCGCCCAATCTGCATTGCTTGCAGCACAGTTTGCACCAACCACATCATCTGAATTAGTCAACTTGGGTGAATTCACCGGCGTACAGACCACGCAGACCAACCCGCTAACCCAGCAAACATCAACCAGCATTGGCCAGTTGGTTCAGCCGCGTGCGCCAGCAAAGCCGCTTGATAATTTTAGAGATTTGACAGCGGCTGAAATTGATAAATATGGGCTGACAGCAGATGAGGCCGCAGACTATCAAATCAACACCGCAACCAACAAACGAGTAAAAACTGGAGGTGGCGGCGTCAACGTAAACTTGGGCGATGACAAAGTATCAGTTGCTGCCCGAACAAAACTGGCAGAAGCAGATGTTGCTCAATTAGGTGAACTGCGTAAGGAGTCAAACAATTTCAATGCACAAGTTGAGACAATCAACCAAATTTTAGATATTTACGACAGAGTTGATGACGATGATTTTACCGGCCCAGGTGGCCAGACAGAACTTGCAATCAAAAATGCCGTAGTTGCTACAGGACGACTTTTTGGGTTTGACCCAGAAAAAGACCTTGGGATTGATATCGCATCAATCAATAACAAGCAAAATCTGCTTTCTGCTTTTAGCAAGCTGAGTCTGGAAATGACGCAGATACTTAAGGGCGCACTTTCCAACAGAGAATTAGGCGTCGCTGAAAGAGCCACTCTAAATTTCGGAAATACACCACAAGCCAACAGAATGATCGGATTGCAGCAATTGGCATCTGCCGCCAAGGTGCAATTTATTGCATCAGAGGCTAGACGCTATTATGAGAAAAATGATGGCTTGGGGTCAGGTTCTTTAGACGGCAAAAAATACGACTCCTTTGAAGACTATAAAAACCAAATCCGTAGAAACGACTCTTTCGTTTTTGAACTGATACTGCCGCAAATCAGATTGGGGGACATACCAGCCTTCATTGATATCTATGGTGGCATAGATAAACTAACTGATGAAGAGGCAGAACTTTTGGACAATCGCAGACAGGAGTTGATGCAATGACCCAAGCAAAGGACAATCTGCGAAGTTTTGTTCAGCAGCAAGAAACACAAGCAAGTCCAAATCGTGTCAATTACTTTGGCGGCCTTGCAGAGTCTGCTTTCCAAGGTGCAACTTTTGGTTTTGGCGATGAAATAGAAGCAGCCATCCGCAAAGTTGTTTCGCCAGAAAAAACCTATGCAGAAAATTTGAAAGACGCTAGGGCATCACTTGAGCAATTCAGGCAACAAAATCCTGGCAGTGCTTTGACGTCAGAAATAGCTGGCGCAATCGTTCCAACCATTGTTGCAACATTGATTCCGGGTGGTCAGGCTGCTTTGGCAGCAACTGGTGCTAGAATTACTCAAGGTGTACGCGCTTTAGGCGGTGGCAGAAGAACCCAGCAAGCCGCACAAGCGGCAGCAGCATCAGGGGCGCAAAGTGCTTTGTACGGTGCAGGGGCGGCAGAAGGCACACCAGCAGAACGTCTTGATGACGCAGCTACTGCGGCAGCAATCGGCACCGTTGCGGGGCCAATTGTAGACCGCGTAGCACGCATAGCGTTGCCTGCAATCACAGACACAGCGAAAAAGGCCATCCGACAAGGGGTGCCGCTGACACCAGGCCAAGCTGTTGGCGAATCTAACGTCGCTGGCGCAGCGTTGCGCCGACTAGAGGAATCTGCTGGCCGCACTGTTTATGGCATTGGTGATGCAATTGAAGCGGCGTTGCGACGGTCACAAGTTGGATTTAATCGTGCAGCCGTCCTTGAAGCGCTTGATCCTCTTGACATACCACGCAAGCGTTTGAAAGGCCGTTTTGGTAATTTAGATGGCGTCGCGTTGATCGACAAAGCACATCAAACCTTGCAAACCGAATATGGTCGCTTACTGCCAAAGCTAAAAATTGAAGATGCGACTGAACTGTCAGGCAACATAGCAACCATTTTAAAGGGCGTTGATGAGGACATTGCAAAAGATATTGCTCGACGTGCCAAAAAGCATTTGACCTCCAGTATTAGCGGCGGCGGTCTGACTGGCCAAAATATTAAAAAAGCGCAAAGGTTTTTGCGCGAGGACATCAATCGACTGCGGAACGTCAACCCGACTGACGAGAGCTTGCGTAAAGCAGACGCGCTTGATGATCTTCGCGGGGCATTGATGGATGCGGTCAGGAAAGAAAACCCGACAAACGCTGCAAAGTTGGCGAAACTGGATCAGGCTTATGGCAATTTTGTTGTGATAGAAAATGCGTCAGCACGCACTGTCAAAAACGAAATGTTTACGCCGACAGATGTGATGACTGCCGCTAGGGCAGGGCCGCGCAGTCAACGACGCAGATTTGCGCGAGGTCAAGCGCGTATGCAGCGATTTGGTCGCGAGATGGAAGATTTGATTGGCAGCCGTGTACCTGATAGCGGCACTGCAAGTCGCCTTGGATCAGCCAATTTGATGACTGGTGGCGGCATTGGTACAAGTCTTTATGACCCGTCGCTTGCGCCTTATGCTGCTGGCCTTTTAGGGGCGAATCTTCTAGGTGGGCCAGTGGCATACTCCAGAGTAGGGGTGCCGTTAGTTCGTAATGTTGTAGGCGCGGGGCCGTCTGCTGCCAGAGCCGCTGTGCCAGTGCTTGCCGGTACAGATTTGAACCAGCGTTTAGCTGATGCGCTAATGAACAGATAAACCGTGGCCCAGAAAAAGCTGGAGAGGTCGAGCGAGTTTGAGCGCTACGATCTTGATAATGATGGCGTAGTCACGGACGCAGAGATTGAACGCGCCCGTGAAATCCGTGAGACAGAAGACAAGAGCCGCAAGCACCTGGCGCAGCTACGCCTAGCCAGGTTCGCACTGATGGGCATGGGCGTTTACACGATCCTGCTGTTCATGCCGTTCATACCAGACACGCGCATCAAATT